CTCTAGCTTCTTATCCGCTAAGAGGCTCAGAGTTACGGCTGTGTGGCGGAGGCTGTGAGCGGTGAGGCGTTCGCTGTTGTATCCGGCCTCTACCATGCTCCCCTTACAGATTCCCGATATAGTGCGGGTGGAGAGCCTCCCTCCGCGGGAGTTGTTGCTGGTAGAGGAGAAAAGAGGGGCGGAGGCGTCTGTATCCTTCCGGGTTCTCAGGTAGTCCCGGATAGCCTTTTCTACAGGCGGAGAGACTCTCACATACTCCGCCTTTTCCTCACGGCCTTTTCCCTGTATGTATAACACTGTATCGTCTCCTAAGGTTCTCAGGTCTCCGATATCCGCGCGGCTAACCTCAATAGTACGGAGTCCGCCTGTGATAGTGAGGGCGAGTATCGCATAGTCCCGGAGGCCTGTAGGAGTGGAGCGGTCTATCCCGCTGAGAACGTTCTTCACCTGTTTAGAGGTGAGGTAGTCCTTTTTATGCTCCCGGCTCAGTTTCGCGCCTTTGATATGCTCCGCTACATTCGGATATATCCGCTCCTGTTCCGTCCACTGGAAGAAAAGCCGCGCGGCGGTTATGTAGTTCTGTACCGTGGTAGGCTTGAGTCCCTCCGCCTTGAGGCTCTCCCTGTAGGAGATAATATCCTCCCGCTGAGGTTGCCGGATTCCATTCTCCGCAAAGTAGCGGAACATTCGGCGGAGGTCGCGGGTGTAGGTCTGTATGGTTTTATCAGAGGCGTCTATATAGGCTATCCAGCGGGTATACAGCTCCTCCGTGATATCCTGAGGCCTGATCTCCCCGCGGTCTATCGTGATAATCTCGCTCATGGTTCCCGCTCCCTTCCGGCTGTGTATGTGTATACAGCCTGTAATCTCATTATATCGGTTTACCTTGTCTCCGTCAATACATACCGGAACATTATTCCGTCACTATTGAGCAAAAAGAGAGGGCGGAGGCTCCTCAGCTCCTCCGCCTGTTTTCTTCCTCAAGGGTTCCTCAGGAGTTCCTCTTTTATTCCCGGAAAGTTCCCTTTTTCTTCCCCTTTTCTTCCCGCTGGTTTCCCCTCCCGGAGGTTCTCCTGATCCAGTAACTCCCCCGCGGACTCCTCAAGGTGGATAGCCTGATCCTTAATCTCACAGATAAGGGAGAATACAGCGCGGAAAAGGTACTCATACTCCTCAGGGGCGGTCTGTACGGCTAAGAGGCGGCTCTCTCCTACAGGCTCCGTAAAGCGGCGGGAAAAGGCCTCCGCTACAGCCTTGAGGGATAATACATTGTGCTTCAGCTCAGCGGCCTCATACTCTACATCAAACGCGGTCATTATCCTTTACCTCCTCTAGTTGTTCCCGGTTCTCTACATAGTTCAGTACGGAGTGGAAGTATTCCCGGAGTACCCCGGAGAGAGCCTGTAGGGAAAAGGTGAGCGGTACTTCCCGCGGCTCCTCCGCCTGTTCCCCCGGCTCCCTGATCCGTGAGAGGAGAGCGGCTATCTCCGCTCCCTCCGTGGCTACCTCCCTCAGGGTGGAGAGGCGGGAGGCGGAGAGTATCTCCTCCCGCGTTGCTCCCGGCCTCAGGTTCTCAATTCGTGTCATGCTATCGCCTCCTGTATCTCTACTGTTTGAGAGAGTCCGAAAAACCGCGCATTATACACAGCTCCGTCTCCCTTGCTACCCCATATCAGAGCGGCTCCGAAAAGAGCTTTAGCTCCGTGAGCTACCTCCCGGCCTACCTTCTTCCACTCGCTCCATGTGCGGGTCTCCTCAGTGATTCCCGCGGCGGCTTTTGCCTCCTCAATTCTAGCGGCGTTCACAGGTGCGGCCTTTGCGCTGATCCATGAGCGGTGGAGAGCCTCTGAGAAGCTCAGCTCCTCATTCTCCCGGTACAGCCTCCACGCTCTCAGCATGATCTCCCTCAGGTTGAACATTCTCAGCTACCTCCTCTTTTTAGTGGCTCAGGGGTTCCGGGAGATTGTGCCGCCTCAGGTACTATAGCTCCTACTCCTTCTTTCGGGCGTCAACCAATTGCGTTATGCGGCCTCAGCTCTCCGCCTCATGCTCTTGAGGCTCTCCCGGTTCCCTCCCTTCAGCTTACATACACAGTATAAACCATTTCGGATATGCTGTCAACCCTTTATTTGATATTTTTTCCGAAAAAGATTATATTTTTTGTTGACATTATAAACCGATTGATTTATAATAGAGACGGTGGGAGAGGGGGTCTTTTTATGGACTCCCGAAACTCCCGATACACTACAGAGAGGAGGCGGAGGAGCCTTGAACATGGAGACGAAAATTAAGCTAGCCTGTACCCTCGCGCACATATCGGAGGCTGAGCTAGCGCGGCGGCTGGATACTACTCCTCAGAATTTCCATAAGCGGCTGAAGGTGGGAAAGTTCACTCATGAGGAGCTAGAGGCAATAGGAAAAGCTCTAGGAGCGGAGTTCCGGCTAGAGTTCATTTTCCCGGACGGTAGCAAGGTATAACAGGAGGAGCGGCTTTTGGGTAAATCGTCACAGCGGAAGGGGAAAACCGGAGAGCTAGAGCTAGCCTCTATCCTACAGGCGGAGGGATATCCTGTAGAGAGAGGAGCCTCCCTCACGTTCGGAGAGGAGCCTGATCTCCGCGGCCTCCCGGATATTCACATTGAGTGTAAACGGGTTGAGAAGCTGAATATACAGGCGGCTATGGAGCAAAGTATCAGAGACTCTCAGAGGTTCGGAGACGGAGAGCCTACTGTTTTTCACAGGCGGAATAGGTCTCCGTGGCTGGTAACTATGCTCTATTCCTCATGGATTAAGCTCTACAAGGCCTCTAGGAGAGAGGTCTGATCCAGTGGGCGGAGGTCTGTTCCTCCGCCTTTTCTGTACCGTGTTTTATACGGGTTTTATATGTATGTGTATCTGTATCCGCATACAGTGAAAAAGCCTGATTTTTGCTATACTTTTGCTGTACTTTTGCTGTAGTACCGGCTCCCCGAAAAGCCTTATATATCAACGGTTCCGCGGTTTCGCAACAAAAACAGAAAATGAGCCTGATTCCGCGCTGTTTTTGCGCTACCTTTGCGCGGCGTCACTGATCCGAAAAAACGCTGTTTTTTGTACCCATTTTGTACCCATTTTGTACCATATCGAAAAAGCCTCTATCCCTTATATTTCAATGGTTCCGCGAAAATGAATCAATGCGCGGATTTTTGGGTAACTTTTTGTGTACTTTCGGCCTTTTTATGGGTGCCGAAAATGCCGGAAATTCTATACTTTTGCGGAGTCCGTCCCTTTTGTCTGATTTACTCCTCAAAAGTCCTCCGCCTGATCTCTTTTTATGGACTCCGAAAACTCCGATTATTCCCCTTTTTATGGGGTGCGGAATATGCGGATACTCCCTCAGGGTGCGTCCGGGTGCGCTGAGGTGCGTTCGGGTGCGTATTCCTTTTTAGGGAGGCCGGAATAGCCGGAAAAAATCCCACTCCCTTTTTAGGGGGTGAGAAAACTGAGGATATTCTCTTTTTAGGGTGTCTGATTTGTCCGGATTCCCTTTTTAGGGACTCAGAAAATGAAGGAAAAACGCTCCTCCGCCATATTTGCCTAAAAACGGCCTTTTTTGCCGCTTCTGAGCCTCTGTAGTATCTCCTCCGCCTGTAGGGGAGAGAGGCCTCCCTGAGGCTCTCAGGGGCGTCTAGCGGCCTCCTCCCGGATAGCTTTATACTCTCGCTCTAGTTCGTCCACTACAGCTATGAGGAGGCTGATAAGAAAAGGATCGCTCTCAGCTCCTACAGCGGAGGCGGCGGTTCCCATATCCTGAGCTAGTTTATTCCAGTATTCCAGCTCTGAGGGCGGAGGTTCGTCTAGGCCGGGTGTGTGATCCTTCCAGTATTCCCGCTCCACGGTGGGCGGGTTGTGGCTGTTGTGGAAGTCATGAGCGGCGCGGTACATCCGCTTATAGTTCCGGCCTCCTGTGTGATCCGTGAGGGCGTCCTTTTTAGGGGGTGCGGAAATGGAAGAAATAGGAGGCGGAGGAGCTGTAAATGGATTATCCTGAGGCTGTACAAAAGTAAATCCGGCCTCTAGGAGAGAGTCCCTCTCCTCCCGCTTCTCCGCGGTGTCAAAGTCCTTGTATGCTAGCTTATCCAGCGCGGTAAAATCAAGTTGTTTACTCACTCCTCCGCCTCCCTTCTCAGGCTATATTTCCTTCCTCATGGAAGTAGTTAAACATTGGGTAGTAGGAGAAAAGTATCTTGTCTCCCACTCTCCCCTCCCGGTTCTTCAGTATCACGGCCTCCACCTTGCGCGGGTCTTTCTTCTTAGCCTCTGTAGGGTTGAAGTCCTTTTTCCCGGCTCCCTCTAGCTGTAGGCCTATCACGATATCCGCGGAGTATTCGATAGCTCCGCTCTCCTTCAGATTCTCAAAGGAGACGGATTCCTTATATCCCTCCCGGTTAAAAGAGGAGATAGCGATTATCGGTAGCCTGTAGTCCCGGCTTATCCGCTTCAGCTCTAACACAGCATGGTCTACCCTCTGTTTATCCGTGGCGCGGTCACTGTGAGGAGCGATTATCTGTAGGTAGTCCACTATTACAAGCGGCCTCCGTCCCCCTTCCAGCGTCCGCTCCCCGGTGGTGGCGTCCGTGATCCATTTCCCGCCTGTAAAGAGGATATGCTTCTGTACGGCCTCCCTGATCCGGTCTACAGTGATATCTCCCACTCCTTCCCGGATATAGATTCTCTCCGCGTACTGGTTATAGGCTCCCATAGCGTCATGTATGAGGCTCAGCTCCGTCCGGCTGTAGTTCTCCCACCTTTTCCCGTTGGTGATTCCGCGGGAGGTTTTCGCGTTCCGGGTATCCAGTTTCCGCTCCATTGAGAGCTGTAGGGTGTGGCGGCTGATACTCTTACTCATGAGCTGTTTCCGCGCCATTTCAAGGGAGATAATGAGAACGTCATTCCCCGCGGCGGCTACCTGATCCGCTATTTGCATAGCGAGAGTGGTTTTTCCCAAAGAGGAGATAGCTCCCACTACTAGGAGCCCCTCATACAGGCCTCCGTCTAGAGCTTTATCCAGCTCCGAAAACCCTGTAGGGATCGCCTCAGTATTCACGCTCTCCGCTATCCCGTTTATAAACTGTTGCATATAGGCGGCGTTGCTGGTAGAGAGATAGGCCTCCCTCTCCGCCTCCTCCGCCTGTAGCTCCATGTTTGCGGCTCCCCTGATAGTGGCGGAGAAGCTCTCCCGGTCTCCCGTGAGGGCGGCGTTCGCGTCCTTGTATTCTCCATAAGGAGAGAGCCTGTAGAAGGGTATCTCTAGCCGCTGTAGTCCCTGAGCTAGCTCCTCCTCATGCTTCTTTACCTCCGCCTGTTTATCCGGCTCAGATTCGTTATCAAAGGCGATAATGAGCGGCTGAGACGGTTTCCTGTTTTCGCACATCTTGAGGAGGAGAGGCACATTATCATAGCTCCCTAAGCCTACAGCGGCTCCCCCGGCCTCCTCTATGCTCATAGCGTCTATCTCCCCCTCCACTACAAACACAGGAGAGGCGGAGGAGTACAGGCTCTTATATCCGAAAATCTGAGCGGCTCCGCGTTTGCGGTAGCGGTCTTTTTTGTGGGCGTCCTGAGCTAGGTTCCTCACTGTGTAGCTCCCCCGGCCTGTAGGGATAATGATTCCCTCCCACTGTACATAGTTCTTTTCATGGTCTCTAGTCCTAAACTGAGGGTCATATCCTACCATGTGCCGCTCAAGGGTCTCCCGGCTCAGGCCGCGGTATTCCGTGAGGGTGAGGCGTCCCGCGCACTCCCGGAAGTAGTCCAGCTTATCCTCCTCCGCCGTGATAGCTGTATCTGTATGTGTATGTGTATCTGTATTCTGTCCGGTTTTGGCGTTGTTTTGGCTCTCCATATCCGAAAAATCCTCCTCAGGTGTACTCCTCCGCGGCGTGTCGATTATCTCCACCCCGTAAAGCTCATAGCCTTTTTCCATAGCCGCTTTAGCGTCTAGGCTGTAGTCTATCGCTATGAGGTCGAACACATCATAGCTAGCTCCGCATGAAAAACACTTCACGCGGTAGCCTCTCCTGTGGAGAGACATAGACGGGTGAGTGTCATTATGCTCAGGGTTGAGACAGGAAAACTCCTTCCGGGTGTCTATCCCCTTCCGCTGTAGGTAGTCCTCTATATGCTCCCGTACATATACCCGTCCCTGTTCTCTAGTCATTCTCAGCACGTTCCCGGCCTCCTCTCATTTCTGATTTCTTATTAAAGTTCCCCCGCTACAGCGCGGAGATTTTTGATTTTTTATCCCCCGGCCTTTGAATTTCGCGGAAATTTGCGCGGCGTTGGCTCACGGTCTCAGGCGGAGGAGCCTGTAGGGATTGAGGCTCCCCCTCCCCCGGTTCAGAGCGTGAGATTATCCAGCTCAGCGCGGAGACGCTCAAAGGATTCCCCGTCAAGGTCAAGGGATATATTTCTCAGGTCTCTCTCCATTTGCTCCCACTGATCCGGGTACTCCTTCCGCATGAGGAAAACCGCGTTGCTCAGGGTAGCGAGAAAGTCCAGCCTCTCCGCGGCGTCCTCAGCTGTAGGATTATCCCTGAGGTAGGCGGAGGTCTCAGCGATATCCTGTAGAGCTTCCTCCTGATTCTCATATACGCTCAGGGAGTCCGGCCTGAGGCCTGAGGTCTTTACCTCCTCGCTCCATGCGGTGTAGCGGTATTTGTACCCTCCGCCTTTGCTGGTTTTTCCGATTGCTAACAATGCGCTCCCTCCCTTCCGTCCGGCCTGTAGGGGAAAGTCCCCCGGCCTCCTTCTTACAGGCCTATTATAGGGGTATCGCCTCCCCGTAAAAAGGGAGGCGTATACCTTTTTAACTGTGTTAAAGGTATTAGAGAGCGGAGGCCTTGTATCTCAAGGGGTTGAGGCCTGTTTATATCATCGTCACCCCCCTAAAATATCATCGTCACCCCCCTAAAATATCATCGTCACCCCCTTTTTCCGTGATATGTGTATGTGTATATGTATGTGTATGTGTTTATAACAGAACCACCCCCTTTTTATATCCGCGTCACCCCCTAAACTGTACATTTATGTATGAGTCCGTTTTCCGCAGCTTTCCGGGCGGAGGCCTTGAAAAATAAGGCGCGGAGGCCTTTTCCTACAGGCTGATAATATCATCGTCACCCCCTTTTGGTGGGTAGTTTAGGGGGGTGGTTCGGATATAAAAGAGGGGGTCACGGAGATATAAAAAAGAGGGCGGAGGGTCTCATTCCTCTCCGCTCTCCTCTTGTTCCTTCTTTTTCTTCCGCGCCTTAGCTCTCCCGATAGCGGCGGAGATTTTCTTACTCCGCTCCTCTAGGCGCGGTGTCTGATCCGGGTATCCGCTCAGCTCATAGTGTAGGTTGAGCTGTGAGAAGTCCGTATAGCTCAGGCCTCCTATCTGTTTCCGGTCTATCCTGATTCCCATATCGTCATAATACCAATAACAGGAGAGAACCTCCGCCTCTACAAGGGCGTATAAATCCCGGTCAAAAGGCTTTATAATCCGGTTGTATATTTGGCCTGTGTCCGCTATCGTTTCATAGCGCGGTATCCCTTTAGCGGCGCGGAGGAGCGTCTGTACCGTGGTTTCGTTTGCTCTCTTTTCCTTCCCATAGTTCATATTATGGAGAGCGCATAATTTCCAGCCTAAAGGAATACTGTAGGGGTGTAGTTTGGTATTTATCCTCAGGAGGTTCCTGTGATAGGGCATGATATAGGAGTTGCTCAGGTATTCCGCCATATCAAAGGAGAGCCTAACCTCCGCCACTCCGCGCTTTACAGGGTTCTTTTCTGAGGGCGTTATGGTGTGATCCGTTATCCTCATGCGGTGGTGTTTCGTCACCTTTACCGCGCGGCTCTTTCCTTCCGGCTTCTCATAGCCTGTTTCGTCCCACTCAAGGGAGACATAGTACAGAGCGCGGATAGCGTCATTGAGTTGCTCCCTCGCGTTTTTGATATCCTTTACTCCGCAATCTTCCATATACTCCTGTAGGGAGATTCTAACTATCCTCCCCCGCTGTATAGCCTCCGCCGTGATCGCGTTCCCCCGCGGTAGCTGAGCGGTGGCTTTAGTGAGGAAAATGATTAGAGCTTTGAAGGTCTGAGAGCTGATATCCTGTATCGCTGTTTCGTCTATCGTGATAATAACTCCGTCACTCTCAATAGTCCCGGCGCGGGTGATCGCGTCTAGCTGGATATTCTGAGGGGAGGTAGAGGAGGAGATAAGGCTGTGTATCGGTTTTCCCTGTAGGGTATTACTGTAGAGGGAGGATAAGTCCTCTCTTACAGGCTGTAGGAGCTTCTCCTTCTCAAGGGGAGAGGTGTTCTTTTCCGTCATACTCCCCTCCTCCAATAGTTGTCTGTGAGTATCCTATCAAAGACGCCTTGCCATGATATGTGGAAGTGCTGAGGAGAGCGCATTTCCTCCCGCGTTTTCTCTATATTCTCCTCAGGTAGCTCCTCCGCCTCAGGGATCGCGGAGAAAAGCTCTAGTACAGAGTCAAGGTATCCGCGGCTCCAATTCGGGTGATAAGTCCCTACAGGCTCCCCCGGCTCCCTCTCCTCAAGGGTGGCTCCCCTGATCTCCTCAGCGGCCTCTCTGAGCGTCCTGAGAGCCTCATTTATGCTCTCCCGCTGTTCTTCCGGCTCCTCCATGTTGAGCTTGAATATCATAAGCTCAGGTATCCCCTGAGCCTCCGCCATGAGGTCAAAAAACAGGTTGTAGGCCTTGAGGTAGCGGAGACTCATACAGTAACTCTCCCGGAGGCTGGTATAGGAGGAGCTGTATTCTCCCTGAGGGGCGTATTCGTCTAGGCTTATAGATTGCGTATACAGGCGGAGGAGCTGATTCTCCGTCTCCCCGGTCTCCTTCCTGATATGCTCCCCGGCTAGAATGGTGGTTATCAGAGAGAGGAGGGCGTTTCCCTGTGTTCTGAGTGCGGTTTTCATGTTTACCGCGGCCTCATAGCCTGTAGTGATCCAGTCTAGGAGCGTGAGATAGTAGCTGTAATAGATATAGTGCTGTGTGGTCTCTATCTTTTGCCTCAGCCGCTCCTTATCATAAAGAGGGACTATCTCCGCCGCGGGTTTCCGCTCTATGAGCTGGTAGTTCATATAGATATAGTTGAGAATTACGCTCTTTCCCACTGTGAGGGCGTTAAACTGTTTTCTCCCGTACTTCTTCCTAAAGGCCTCCGCGTCCTGAGCGGCTCCTGTGATCCTCTCTAGGCCTTTAGAGAGGGATCTCCTCGCGCGGTCTATCGCGGCCTTGTCCGCCTCCGCCTTGAGCTTATCTATCCCCTCTAGAGCGTCCTGAGCGGCCTTTATCCGCTTGTCCATTGTAGGCTCCCCCTCAACTCATAAATAAATCCGCCATTGGATTCTTGCGGCGGTATCCGTCTACCATGTGATCCAGTAGGGATATCTCCGTCTTAGCCTGATCCGTGGTTATCTCCCCGGAGGCGGCGCGGCGGCGTATATCCTTAAAGGCTTCCAGCGTGTCCTCCGCGGCTCCCGTGGCCTCAGCAAAGGCGGAGGAGCTGTATTCGTCCCGGAGGGCGTTCTGATACTTCAGCTTGTAGTCTAGGAGCTTCTCAGGAGATATCTCCTCAAAGTTCACTTTATCCAGTGCGGCGTCTATTTTGCTGAGCGTCTCCCCGATTCTCTTTATCCGCGCCTCCCTTGCGGCTCCGTAGGTCTCATATAGCGCGGTGAGGTTGTCCTGTCTGAGCTGGTATATCTCCGCGGAGAGTTCCTTCTCCCACTCGCTCAGGGTACTCCTACTCACGCTCAGCTCCTTCTCTATAGCGCGGAGGCTCTTTCCGTCCGCTCTCAGGCGGATAAACTCAAGTTTCTTTTCCGCTGGTTTCATTCGGTCTCACTCCCTTCATAAACCGATATATAATCGGGTTGTTATCCGTGGCTCTTTTTCCCTGTTTCTACTTCCGCTAATGATAATTTACAGAAGTAGAGGGGCGGAGGTCACTCTCCGCGGTAGGGTATCTGTTCCAGTTCGCGGAGGACTCTCAGGAGGAGATACTCCTGTAGGGAGATATCCAGCTCAGCGGCCTCCCGTTTGCACTCCTCAAGCTGTAGCCGGATAAATTCTCTCTCGCTCATGCTCAGTTATCCTCCAAAAAGGCGTCAAGTGCTTTTTGGGTGACTCTCCAATACTTCCCCATTTTCACGGCCTTGAGCTTGCCTATCTTGATATAGTGGTAAATCGTCCGTTTTGTCACCTTCAGCAGGTCTACAAGTTCTTCTATGGTGTATACCTTCATTTTCTCCCGCTCCTTTCCATAGCGGCCTCTAAGAGGCTGTGTATGAGGTCATTTACTGAGGTATCCTCCTCGTCCGCTCTCTCCTTCAGTGCGTCATGGAGAGAGGGTTTCATGAGGAGCTGTAGGCGGCGGGTTTTATACTCCCGGCTTTTCCGCTGGTACGGAGGCCTGATCTCCTCCACGGGTTCCTCCGCCTGTTCCTCTTCCTGAGATAAAAACTGTAGTGCCGGATTCTCCGCGGCCTTCTTTTCTACCTTCTTCCGAAAATCACCCATTGTCTGTAGCTCCTTCCTCTGTGATCTCCTCTAGGAGAGATTTGTAGTCCCTCGCGGCGTTGCTCCGCGGTGAGTAGGTGTAAATATCCTCCCGGATAAACTGAGCCTCTTTTACCGCGCTACACTCCCGGATACGGGTATTATAGAGGCGGGTTCCCATTCCAGCGGCGGCGGTCTCCGCCTGTTCCTCCGCGTATCGTGATACGTTCGTCCTCCCGTTGTACCGGGTGAGGAGGATTCCGTCTATCCTGAGGGAGGCGTTCGCGTGTTCCTGTACGGCCTTTATTGTCTCCCTGAGGCTCTCTAGGCTGTCTATGCTGTAATCGTCCGCCTGAGCGGGTATTATCACTCTATCGGCGGCTGTGAGGGCGTTTATCGTGATAATAGAGAGTGCCGGAGGCGTGTCAATGATACAGTAGTCATAGAGGGCGGAGGCTCCCTGTATCGCTCTCCTGAGCCTGTACTCCCGGCCTTTCCCCGTGAGGGCGTCCGCGGCGGCTGTGAGAGCGGGAGAGGAGGCTATGATATCCACTCCTCCGCCTGTGTGCTGGATACACTCGCTCAGGGCGGCGGCTCCCGTGAGGAGTTCCGCGGCTCCTCCTCTAGCGGCCTCTAGGGTGCGTGTGAGGTTCCCTTGAGCGTCTGTATCTATGAGGAGTACCCTTTTCCCGTGGTAGCGGCTCAGGCCTACTCCTAAGGCGTGAGCGGTGGTACTCTTTCCTACTCCGCCTTTTTGCGCTGTGATTGCTAGCGTTATCATGATATCCTCCCTCTAATCCGGTGGTAGCTTGTAGTCCGCTGGTAGCTCCCCGGTGATTTTCAGTATCCGACAAAAGGCCTCAGGGTCTCCCTCTAGAGCTTTCCTGATAAGCCTCCCGGCGTACTCCTCAGGGTCTCTCCTCCGCCGCGTCCGTGGGTGTAGGTGGCTGTACTCCTTCCGCCACTGAGGGCGGTATCTCTTAGCCTTTATCATAGCGAATTAAGAGCCTCCCTGAGAGCCTCCGCCTCCTGATCCGTGAGTGTGAGGCCTTTGAGGAGAGTTACCTCCTCCCCGTCCCTTTTCCAGCTCCTCAGGTCAAGTTTAGGGGCGGCTCCGTTGTAGCTTACCCGGTTGAGTTCCTTAGAGGTTCCTCTCCCGTCCTCGCTGAGGGTGGCTATGTGTTCCGTGATCTCATACTTGAAACTGTCTCTCATGTGATCCTCCCTTATCCGAAAATCGCTCCGCTGATAGCGTCTGTACAGGAGTTCTTAGCCTTATCCAGTGCGTGAGCGTAAATCAGAGTAGTAGCTATGTTTTTGTGCCGCGCGAATTGCTGTACCTCCTCTAGCTTCTTATCCGCTAAGAGGCTCAGAGTTACGGCTGTGTGGCGGAGGCTGTGAGCGGTGAGGCGTTCGCTGTTGTATCCGGCCTCTACCATGCTCCCCTTACAGATTCCCGATATAGTGCGG